TCCTTGATATAAATTAGGTGGTGTAGGTCTTTGAGCAGTTGTACCTATAGGTGGTGTAAAATGTCCAACTCCCATATTTTGTCTTTGTGTATAACCGACTATAGCAACTTCAACAGGAACAGCAGTGTTAGAATCTCCTGCCATAGTTTCATCTGTAGAAAACTCATTAATCGTAGCACCTAAAGATGCACCAATTGCTCCTAATTGTAATTCAGATAATCCTGATAAGTTAAAAGCGTCGGCGTTTAATGTAGCAGATCCTGTAGCTTGTTCAACTTTAAATAATCCACCTACTTTAAAATCTCCGTTTTGATCTGTAGCTGTAAAGTATACTCTACCTCCAAGTAATTGTACAACTTCATCTTCTGAATCAGGAAGTTGTGAAGGAGTGTTAGGGTAATTTGTTGATATAAAATCTCCTGTACCTATGTCAAGGAAATCGTGAGCAGTCATACGAATATTAGAAAATTCGGAAGTAATTTCTATTCCAGTATTTGGAATTAGTTGTGTACTTGGTCCTAAAGCTGGATTAATTCTAACAACAGCTTGTTGATTTACCAAAGATTCATTTGTTACGGCAGTTAATCTATAGTATGTTGCATTTCCAGCAAATTTTATATTTGAACCTAATTTTAAAGCATTGCTAGCAGAAAGTAATGAGTTAGTACTGTAAATAGGAACTAAGTATCCTTGAACACCATAACTAGCATTTTGTGTAGCAACTTGTCCATATAAAGTATTTAAATTAAACTCATACTGTGTTGAATTTGCTTTTGTTGCTCTTATTGTTTCAGCTTTTAAAAAGTTGCCTGTTATATTTGTTATGTAAATAAGTTTTGCTGATGTTTGTAAAAAGAAAATTTGTGCAGTGGCACCTGAAGTTAATCCTAAAAGTTGATCGCCTACAGCCAACATATTTTCATCATTACTTCCGCCTGAAAAAGAAGTTGAAACAAATTCTATTGTTGAACCTCTACTAAAACATGTTTTAGCTACTTCAAATTCATCTCCTCCAGTTGCGAGCGCTCCATATTCTCCATAACAACCTGAACCTCCTAATGTTCTTAAAAATCCTCCGCCTGTTGCTAAGTATGATGTGTCGCAATAATAAGTAAATACGGAAACCATTTCTCCACGACCTTTATTTAAAGCCCATACACCAATACCGTCATTATTGATTTGAGTAAAATCGTTTGCTAAAATGGATCTATTACTTGTAATTGTTTGTCCTGTTACATAGCCTACAGGTAAATGTAAAGCACCGTCAATTGTTATACCTGAATTGTTAGCACATAAAGAAGAACAATCTTTAAGATACGGCGATCTATCAGAAATACTTCCTGAAGGATCTAAAGATATAACATGAGCTCTTTTTCTACCATGATAGAGATATCCTCCACCAACAGGTTCGCCAGTTAATTCTCTAAAAGAAAAATAAGTTATATTATTTCCATCGTTAGTTAGAAGCATATTAGCTGCACTGTTTAATTCTAATGATGCAACTTGAAAAGTTAAATTAACACCACCTCCTAAAGAAGAACTAGGAATTGTTAAAGTTTCTCCAACAATATAATGGCAACCACCATGATACAAAGTAACTGTTGGTGCGCCACCTGCTTTTACAACAGTGACAACACAACCTTTTCCATTAGCCGAAGCTGTTGGATGTAAATATTTGTATGTTCCAGCAGTACCGCCTGTACCACCTGTTACATTGTTTATTGTTGCAATTTGTGTACTGTTACCTGTTGCAGGTGCAAGAACGGTTCCTCTTAATGAACCTCCTGTTAAATTAACTTTTTCAGGAATTCTTAATGGTAAAATTTCTCTATAAACACCGTCTTGTACACTTACGTAATCTCCTATACTAGCTGTTCTAACAGTAAATGTTAAATTTGAAGAATTTCCTAATGCAGTTCCTAAAACTGTTATAGTATCACCAGTTACATGAGAGTTTCCACCATTTTCTATAATTACGTCATCAATTGTAGGAGAAGTAGAACCATTAGTTGTTACATAAAGTTGTAAACTAGTACCTGAACCACTTGAAGTAGTTGTTGTTACTCTATAAATTCCTGCAGCACCGCCAGTTCCACCTGATGGTGTATTAATAGATAAAACTCCAGCTTTATTAGCTTGGCTAAGTGCATGATTAATTGTTCTGAAAGGTGATCCTTCTTTACCATTATTCAACGTATCACTACCTGAATTTGAAACATATATTATATTATCTGCCGAAGCTGATGACCATATTGGGTCTGATCCGTTAGAAATTAATTTTGAGTTTAAAGGACCTAAAGGCAATCTTGCGGCCGCTGAAGCGTTTCTGACAATCATATCGCCACGAAGTGTCATTACAGCTGAACTATCACCTTGTGACATTAATTGCCATTTTGATGCATCTGATCCAGGAGTAATGTTATAAACTGTATGAGCTATTGCAACCCAAGTACTAGAAGTATATTCAACTGTATGGCCTTTATAGTAAGTAGTAGAAGCACTATAGGTTCCCATCCATTTAAATCCTTCATTAATAACTTGCCAGTTAGCAGGCGAGTTTGAAGGAGCTAATCCAGCACTAGCATCTAATATAGCAACATAAGACCAACCTCCGAAATTTATAGTATCTCCGGTTTTATAATTAGTTCCTGCGTTATAATCTCCTAAAGCTTTAAATCCTGTTGTTAATACTTCCCAATATGTCGAAGCAGGAGTTGAAGGTAATTGATTTGTATGATTTATTTTTGCTATATAAGAATATCCGCCGTAAGTAACGACATCACCATCTTGATAATAAATTGCCGAAGACCAGGTATTTTCAAATTGTATACCTTCGTTCCATACAACAAAGTTTGCAGTATTTAAACTTGTGCCGGATGAAGTGTGTTGAGTTGTACAACGATATTGTTGTGAACCAAATTTAACTATATCATTTAATTTATAATGTGTACTTGTTGTCCACTCATCTTTGAATGCTTGTCCTTCAGAATGTAATCCCCAATAAAGGTTTGATTGAAGATTTGTATAAAAACCAGGAATTGTGGCACTAGAAGTATGATTTACTAAAGCTACATATGTATTAGCACCGTATTTTACTATATCGTCTTTAATGTAAGCTGTGCTAACAGTCCAATCACCACGCCATTTAAATTTAAGTCTACCTAAAATAAAATCTGCCATTTTTAATTCCTATAATTTTCTTCTACCCCGTTAGCATTTTTAGGGTAAGTATAATTTTCTAAATATCTTGCAACAATAAAACCATCAGTATTAATATAATATGTTAATTTATTATTATCAAATTTTAGTTGGTCGTATTTTCTTTTTCCTTTATCATTTAAATAAGATGCTAAATTTTCACTAAGTTTTTGTATAGTATTAGCACTCGTAGTTCCATCATTCAAAACATTTGCTTCTAAATCTTCAAGTCCTCCATAAGCAAATCCTTGACCATCTGTAGCCATAAATGATTCATTACTATTAAATTTAACTTTAGTATACACTAAAAGTCCATCATCAATAACATTAAAAGCATGTATAGCATATTCATCCGTTTTTGTGGTTACGTTGTTACCTATACTACTAACTATTAATGCCATAAGTTTAAATTTATCCTATATTTATAATAAAAATTAAGTTATCTCCAAAATACTTGCAAAACAGTGAACCACAGGTACAGTTGAGTCCTCATTTAACAAAACTACAACTCTTAATTTATCTAAAGGTTCTAAATTTATAGGTTTATCTATAATTAAAGTATTATTTTGTTCTATTGATGCTGATTTTAATACGTTATAAAATGTTGTACCACCATCAGTTGTTACTTTTACATCTATCTTTGCAATTGATAAACTGCTATGGTTACTTAAAAAAAGAGAATGAATAACAGCATACGTAGCTGCAGGGGCTGTATATACATCTGAAGCTACAGTATCATTTGTGTTTATAAGAGCTCCAACATTTTTAAACGTACTTGCCATTTTTTCCTACGATCCAAAAACAATAGATAACGCTAATGCGTCATCAACCATAGCTATTGTTCCATTTTGATTTGGTAAAGTTATTGTTCTATCTGCCGTCGGATTAGTAATCGATAAAGTAGTTTCAAAAGCATCATTTACAGATCCTTCAAATACTATGTATGAACCATCTTGTATAACGGCAATATCTCCTGATACATCAGGTAGATTAATTAATCTGTCTTGTGTAGGTTCTACAGCCGATAAAGTAGTTTCAAAAGCATTTGCAACTAATCCTTCAAATACTATATTTGATCCGTCTAATATAATGTCGTTTGTTGTAATATTTCCTGCTGCAGTAGCACCTTGTAATGTAACAGAACCGGCACCGCCAATTTCTTTAATAAGGTTATTACTACCTTTTATATACATTTTACCGTCAGATACGTTTACGGCCATTTCGCCTACTTCTAAACTAGATGGTAAAGGTACTGATAAAGCTACTTCTGAGCGTTTCGGTTTGATTACAGTTGGCATAATAAATTATTTTCTAAAAATATTTTTTAATTTATCTACAAATTTGTAATTGACTTTTTCGTCTTTTTT